CAAGCCGCCACCCAACACCTGTTGCTGTAGACTCTACCCTGACTGCAAAACTTCTACCCCGTAAACGCAAATGCACCTGATCCGTAAACTGCTCGACAGGAACAGATGCCGATTTTGTTACAGCACTTGAAGTGGACTGTAAGTAGTTGCCCCCGGGGAAATTTCTTGTTTTCACTGTAATATTTGCAGAGGGACTGCCCGCAGTAGATCCGCGGAAGGTGAGATCTGGTATCATGCGACGGATAAAAGAAAACTGCTCTCCGTCTCCAATGTCCATTTGGCTTGATTCAATATATGCAGTAAGTGCAGACCCATCGTCATCAAATCCAGATTCTTGAGTGTAGAGATAGTTGTTTGGCCCTGCTGCAATAGGGTTGTCGAAGATACCACGATCCATCCAATAACTTCTTGCAAGTGCGCCATAATACCAAACCTGTTGTTCATAATTGTAAACTACATACCTGTCATTGGTATCGCTTTCTGCGGATGGATAGAACCACCAAACCTCTGAAAACGCCGTGTTGGTCGCAGCTACAACCTTTTCCCGTTGTAAAAGATTAAAATCATCAAACACAAAATCTCTGACGGAGCATGGTAGTCTCTGCACCGTACCACCGTAGACATAAAATTCTTTCAGCCCCATCCAAAACACGTTGTCTTCCACAGCAACCGCAGAAAGTGGCCCCATGGTCGTTATGTTTTCTGAAACAAGGTTTACACCAAAAGTAAAAGGTGGTCCTAAAAACTGCATGGCATACAAGGATTCGTCAGTGTACACCAAAATCTGTTGTCTTGTTTCAACGGCAGTGACAATTTCAGAGCCAGATCCAAGCCTTAATTCTCCTGCGGTATTAGTTGCGGTAGATTCCCAATCGGTCAAGCTTTCTTGTGACGAAAAACGTATTACAAGCGGATCTTGCACTCCTGCATTAGCTTCTGGATCACAACCAAAAGCAATTATGTGCCTATCTCTATCAGAGACAAGAATTTGTTTTGCAATAGTCGGTGCTTTTGTAGATCCGGCAAGCGAGTCTAAGCTGACGGCTCTTGTATTAAAACCACCCGTTTTGTCCCAATAGTAAATGCCGCCATTGCGCACGTTGATAAGTAAGTCTTCACCAAAGTTATCGTGTGACCAGATACGCAAGGTATTTGTAACAATAGGTGTGGTAGCAGCTTGGCCCCAACCATTACGGCCCCAAGTACCTACACCCCAACCCGCACCTGTGGCCGTGGTATCAAGTCCAACACTTACCTGATATGCGCCTACAGTAGAACTACCCCCATTGCCGGAGTCAGAAGAGTTTGCGTTGACTTGGCTTGGAGATAAAGCGCCATTAACGGTAATATCTCGTATGGAAGTGCCTGCGGCTCTAGCTACGATCTTATAACTGTCCGCATTAACAACCTGTGTCACATAATATTCTTGGTTCAGCACTGCCGCTGTAATGTTGCCACCAAGACTTGCGGCACCGCTAAATGTAACAAAATCATTCACAACTGCGCCATGATTTGTATCTGTTACGGTAATGGTCGAAGAGCCGTTGGTCGCGGAAAAAGTCACGTCTCCCGCCGCTGTTGTGTTTCTTATGGGCGTAATATCATTGTAAGCACCACCGTCTTGGTTGATGTAGTATTTTAGAGAAGTACCAATACCAATAAGTCGGCTGTTATCTAAAGCCACCCAAGGGTGCATAGCTCTTGCGGTGCCAAGATATGATGATGTACTAAACTTCTCCCACCCACCAATCTTCTCAGGCATACCAAAGCGAAAGCGTACTTTGTCTACGTCAAACCAACCGCCTTCATTGGTGTAAGAGGTAGTCTCTCGATTGACACCGGGGCGGAACTGAAGTTTGGTTAGTGGCATTCATCACCTATGTTTTTACTACGAGTTCTGTTGCAGAGATAGCAGTCCCTGCAAGTACACTTGGGTCACCTGCCGTTGTGCTTATCGTTCCATCTGTCTGTACAAAGTATTGCTGCCCTGCGGTGAGGCCACTTTGATTATCGGAAACAGAACCTATGATATCTATTGATGCCGCTTGACCATTTGCTAGTTCGGCTCTTGAATCCAAAGTAAACGCAATTGCATTCCCTTTATTAGAGTCTCCTCCGTCCAAAAAAGCCACAACAGCAGAATCCGCTGTGGGATTATATACAAAATTCGTAACAAGAGCATTAAAACCAGAAGCGAGAGTTACTTCATCGCTTACGTCAGCTATACTTGTTCCTGACACAGTGGCAGTTCTATAATAAAGACCATTTCCACTAAGTTCATATTCAAAAATTAATTTTTGTTGAACTGAATTGTAAACTGGCTTTGGCTGTTGAGTTGAGGCAGAATTTATTACGGCTTCTGACCCAAAACTAATTGAAGTGCCACTAACTGTACCAACAACGGCGTTTGCTTTGTCACTATCACCACCATCTTTATAAGCTATTATAACTTTATTGTTTGTACTCTCAAATGTATTGTGAATATCTGATGTGTTTGCTGAATTGAAGGTGGCAGCAGAACCAAAAGTAATATCTGTACCAGACACAGTTCCAACAACCGCTTTACCATGATCACTAGCACTGTTATCTCTATAACACATAACATGTTTTTGTGCGTTAGCATCATATGTTGCTGCAACATAACTTGCATTGGTACTTGCAAAAGTTGCTTGTGAACCAAAACTTATTGATGTTCCAGATACAGTACCCACATTTGCTTTACCATCGCTCGTACCACCTGTATCTTGATAAGATACTACAGCTTTCCCCGCGTTTGTGTCAAAAGTTGCTTGTGTCCATTGAGTATTCCTTGAATTAAAAACAACTTCAGAACCAAAGCTTATAGACGTGCCGCTTACAGTGCCTACAATTGAAGTGCCATAACTTGAATTGCCTGCATCTTTATAAAAAATAACGACTTTATCATTTGAAGTATCATAGGTAATTGCAGTGTGTTCCGTTGCTGCCGCGTTAAAAACAACGGGAGTTCCAAAACTTAAAGTTGCCCCATCAACTGTGCCTACTACTGCAAGACCATTAGAATCTGATGCACGAACATAACAAATAATTATCTTTCCCGTATCAGGATCATACACTGAACCTGTAAGTTCAGATTTTATTGCATTAGAATCAAACGTAGTTTTTGTGCCGTTTACCGCAGGCGAAGTAAAACCCCTCGACATACCAATGTAGTTTTCTGAGGTGAGGTTAGTGTTGCTGTAACCTATTTGCAAAGCATTAGCTCTTAAATTACCACCAGAACCATCTTGATAAAAAAGAAGAGCTTGACCGCTGCCATTAGCTGCGACCTCTGTATAACCAGAAGAAGCGGTAGTATCAACTGAAACTCTTGAATCAACGGTAACATCTGTTCCAGAAATACTTCCAGTTACATAATATACTTTATCCGCACTAACTCCACCACTACCATCAGTGTAGTGAATAACAAACTTTTTTGCTGTTTCATCAAATGTAACACTATTATAATTTACTATTTCTGTCTCAAAATCTACAGCAGTCCCAAAACTTACATCTGTTCCGCTTATTGTAGCGGTTCTAACTTTTCCTTTATTACTATCGTTTACGTCTTTATAAACTAATATATGTTTGTCTGAAGAACTGCTGTAAGTTAAATCTATGAAATTAGATTGACTAGACAAAAAGGTAACGGCAGTCCCAAAGCTTATGCTCGTGCCAGATACAGTTCCAACTCTGCCTGAAGCAGAAGTGTTTGCGTCCCCATAACAAATTAAAACTTTATTTTGTGCACTATTAAAACTTACTGCGGGAGCATTAGTTGTAGAAGTACGAAAATTAACTGCGCTACCAAAACTTATACTCGTACCCGAAACAGTGCCGACTACTGCCGAACCCCTCGAATTAGTATTATCTCTATAGGCTATTACAATACGTTCATTGCTAGAGTCATAATCTATTCCATGCTGTTGTGCAGAAGTATTGACGCTTGCATATACTACTTCTGTTCCAAAACTTATGGAAGTGCCAGAAATTGTACCAACTATTGCTGTGCCATAGTAGGAGTTGCTGTTATCCCTGTATGAAAGCACGACTTTGTTATTAGTTGAATCAAAAGCAGCTGCTATATTGGTGGTGTTACCTGCATTGAAAGTTACTTCACTACCAAAAGTTACAGAATCGTCTGAAGTATCAATTGTGCCAACCTTGCATTTTCCATAGTTGTTTGATGCTTTATAGGCAACTAAAAATTTATTAGCATTTGAGTCATAGACTATAGCAGTTTCTCCACTTGCGCTATTTATAACACTTGCTTGGGAACCTAAGTTTTCTGATTCAGTAGTTAAGCTGATACTGCTAACTGTCCCATCGGCATTAACAATCACTGGCCTACCACAAGGCAGTGTGCCACTGGCCACTGCTTTAAACTCACCACCTTCTTCAGCCCCTATACGTTTTAACATAGTTACCCTTTCACGATAAGTTTAGTTGCAGATACAGCCGTCCCTGCAAAGACGCTAGGACTATCTGCCGATGTGCTAAGTGTGCCGTCATTCTGAACAAAGTAGCTTTGCCCTGCTGTCAGCCCTGATTGATTGTCGGATATCGCACCCTGTGTGTCTACTAAAGCGTGACCGCCATCTGCCACCTGACCTCTTGTAATGTTTGTAAATCCCAAAGAAACAACTATGGCTTGCCCATCAGGAGTAGTATCCCTTACAGAAACCACTACCTTTTCGTTTGAGCTATCATATGCAGCAGAAGTATATTGTGAAGCGTTATTGAATAAATCAATAGGATCGTCAAATGTTAAAGATGTTCCTGAAACGGTAGCGGCAATAAGTCTACCTTTTGAATTAGTAGTATCTTGATATGCAAGAGCAACTTTTCCTGCACTGCTATCAAAAGTTGCGGAATTTTCTGACCATTGCCCATCAGTAGAACTTGTAAATTGTACAGCAGTACCAAAACTTATTGACGTTCCACTTACAGTTCCAACTATCCCATAAAGACCTGTGCCATCATGTTCGTAAAAAGCAACAACCTTATTATTTGTCGTATCAAAAGTAACAGCATTATTCGGAGAGTTGGCAGAAGTGTATGCTACTTTTGAACCAAAAGATATTGACGTTCCACTTACAGTTCCAACTATAGCACTTCCATAACCAGAGTTTCCCCCTGTATCTTGAAATACAATTACAACTTTATTGTTTGAAGAATCAAATGTTGCTGACAGTTGATCTGTTCCTGCTGAATTAAAAGTTACCTCAGTCCCAAAGCTAATAGACGTGCCAGATACCGTACCAACAATAGCTTTACCATGATCGCTTTGGGCTTGATCTTTATAAGCAATTACTACTTTATTGCTATTGCTATCAAATGTAATAGCATTGTTAACTGTAGCATTACCTGAGTTATAAACTACAGGGGTTCCAAAAGAAATAGAAGTCCCAGATACAGTACCTACTACAGCAGTCCCATAGTTTGTATTACCACCGTCATAATAAGCAATAACAACTTTACCTGAGTTACTATCAAACGCCATTCTGTTCTCAGCAGTGTTAGAACTTGAATAAACAACAGGAGTGCCAAAAGAAATGGAAGTACCACTGACTGTACCCACAATGGCAGTAGCATAATTCGAATTATTAACGTCTCGAAATGCTATGACAACTTTGTTATTTGTACTGTCATATACAATACTTGATTGTGGTGCGTTGCCTGACTCAAATACAACAGCGGAGCCAACAGCTTGCGTTCTACTGTTGATTGTAATCGGCCCACCCGACATTCCGATATAGTTCTCTGAGGTGAGGTTTTGTGATGTGTAACCTGTTTGAAAAACTCTTGAGGTAAAATAATAATTATTGTTTGCGTCTTGATATACAAAAGCAGCTTTTTGTTGGTTTGAATCATATGTCATTGCAGGTTCAGCAAAGCTTGTTGATGACCAAGTTGTTTCAGTTCCAAATGAAACAGAAGTGCCGCTTATAGTTGCAGGAAAAATCCTTCCAGAATAAGGAGATGTAGTTTGGTTTCTGTAAAGAATTACACATTTTTGGGCAGCAGAATCATAAACTGTCCTGGTAACATCTACATTGTTTGTTGTGAATTGAGACTTTGAACCAAAGCTGATACTTGTACCACTAACCGTTCCTACAATAGCATGACCCGTATTATTAGATGCTAATTTAAAAGCAACTAAAATTTTCTGATTGTCTGAATCATAAGCACTACTTATAGCGCGAGTATCTGCGCTTTCAAAAACTACCTCTGAACCAAAGCTAATACTTGTTCCTGAAACGGTGCCTACAACTGCGGTTCCGTAACTACTGTTAGCCATGTCTCTATAAACAATCACTGTTCTATTTGCGTTTACATCATAAACTGCATTTATTAGAACAGTGTTTCCTGCATTGAAAGTAACTTCTGAACCAAATGATACGGAAGTACCACTTATTGTTCCAACAATCGCTTTACCATAATCGCTTTGAGAATCGTCTCTGTAAGCCACAACAACTTTATTACTACTTGAATCAAAAGTTGCAGATATTTTTGTTGTATATCCATTATTAAAAGAAACAGGAGTTCCGAAACTTATAGAAGTTCCAGATACAGTGCCAACAACTCCAGTGCCATAACTACTATTAGCTGTATGAGTATAAGCTATAAAGACTTTGTTATTAGAGCTATCAAAAGTTACGGATGTTTCCGCAATATTATTACTTTGAAATTCAACAGGGTCACCGAAACTTATGCTTGTGCCAGATATAGTTCCAACAATTGCTCTGCCAGTTCCTGAACCCCCATTATCTCTGTAGACAAAGATAACTTTATTATTAGAGCTATCAAAACCTGCCGAATAATAAGTTCCTAAAGTAGTCTCTGCGCCGTCATCTCTAGCTACTGCGGCACCAACCGATTGAGTAACGGTTGTTTCAGAAACAACACTTACAGTCCCATCAGAATTTACAACAACAGGCCTACCGTTTGGCAGCGTACCACTGGCAATTTCTTGTGTCTGTCTTGGTACGCTTGGATCGTTACCAATGATACGCATGTGGAGTCCTACTCTTCTTCTTCTGGCTCTACCCAATCAGGGTTAGCTGACCACGTTGTGCCATCTAACTTATACTTGTTGCCCACCCAATCTTCTGGTGCGTTGGTCACGTTCTCTGTAATTGTAGCATTGCCACTGTTGAGATCAGCGATAATAAACTGAGCAGGATCACCTACTGTAATATTATCTGCTGTCGCTGTAATTACTACGTCATCTGCAAGGAGATACTTGCTTAACTTAGTTGATGTTTCCACGATAGTTTTCATTGTCTAACCTTTCACTATAAGCTCTGTAGATGATATAGCAGTTCCCGCCGTAACGGAAGGACTTCCTGCTGTTGTGCTTAACGCCCCATCGGTGGGTGACACAAAGTATGTCTGCCCTGGAGTTAAGCTTGTTTGATTTCTTGCAATTGAGCAAGAAGAAAGTATCTCGCCATTCGTGCCGTCTAACGCTGCACCCTTCATAAATCCTACGAAGTTTTCTGTGGTGAGACTGGATTGGAGAGGAGTAAAAACAATACCTGTTCCGTAGTTTGAGTTACCTGCATCTTTATATGCTATAACTGTTTTATTAGCATTACTGTCAAAAACAGCCGTAACTTTCTCTACACTTGCATCTTCATACACAAGTGCGGAGTCAAAAGTAATTGACGTTCCAGATACTGTGCCGCTTACAACAGTTCCTTTACTTGTGTCTCCATCATCGTAAGCAATTATTACTTTACCTACACTGCTGTCAAAAGTAACCCCTAATTGCTCTGAGCTTGTAGCGGTAAATTGCACAGCAGTTCCAAAAGTTATGTCTGTTCCAGATACTGTGCCGACAACAGCCCTACCTGCATCACTTGCATTCACGGCTCTATATGCAATTACAACTTTATTGTTTGTTGTATCAAATGTTGCGTCTTGTAAGATTGCTGCACTAGAACTTTCATAAACAACAGAGGAACCAAAAGAAATAGAAGTACCACTAACCGTACCTACGACAGCCCTTCCTGTAGTAGTTCTTTTAAAAGCAAAAACTACTTTATTTGAGTTGGAGTCAAAGGTAGCGCAAAGACTTTCAAAAGCAGCAGAATAAGCTACAACGGCAGTTCCGAAACTAATACTTGTCCCACTAACCGTACCCACTTTTGTTTCAAGGTAATTATTTGTACCTGCATAGCCGACAACAACTTTACTATTACTGCTGTCATATGCAAGTGCCAAGTATACTCCTTGCCCTGAGTCAAAAACTACAGAACCACCAAAGCTAATTGACGTACCACTGACAGTTCCAACCCTCGCTTGTCCTGTAGCCGAAGTTGAAAATATAACCACAAACTTACCAGTGCTACTGTCAAAAACTATATCATTGTAATCTGTAGCTGAACTCTCAAAAACAACAGGTGTGCCGAAAGAAATTGAATCACCACTTACAGTTCCTACTACAGCAGTTCCATAGCTTGAATTTCCAACGTCCCTATAATTAATAACAATTTTGTTGTTAGTAGAATCAAAGGCAGCTTTTTGCTCACCAGTGTTTGCGCTCTCGTAAACAACTGCTGCACCAACACTCGCAGCCGTCTGACCAACCGTACTCACAGTCCCATTTGCATTTACAATGACAGCCGAACCATCGGCTATCGTGCCGCCTGTGGCGATTGAGCCTGCGGGTTGAAATACTACAGCTTCATTTCTATTGTCACTAGAATCCATATAAACAGTCACAATTTTTTTTGCGTTGCTGTCAAACGTAATACCTCTATTGCCGTTAGTATTATCAGTTCCTTGAAGAGTTATAGCCGTACCAAATGAAATACTTGTTCCGCTTACTTCTCCAACTATAAGAGCAGGATCATCAGTTGAGCTTTGCTTATAAACAATAACAACTTTACCTGTGTTGCTGTCAAAGGCAGCAGCGTTGTACTCAGCAGATCCAGACGCAAAATTTACCACTGATCCAAAAGAAATAGATGTACCACTTACCGTACCTACAGCCGCATATCCGCCTGACTGGTTTGCAACAACAATAACTTTATTATTAGTGCTGTCGAATGTAATAGATTGATAAGTAGAGGATGAAGTGTGCCATGCAGTCGCTGATCCAAAACTTATACTCGTTCCGCTTACCGTACCTACTATCGCCGTAGCATGAGTAGTGGATTGATTTCTATAAGTAATTACAACTTTATTATTTGAAGTATCAAATGTTGGGCTTGGATAACTAGTGTTGTTACTATTAAAAACTACCGCTGATCCATAGCTTATGCTTGTACCACTTACCGTTCCTACTATCGCTGTACCGTAGTTACTATTGTCATTATTTTTATATACAATAACTACTTTATTATTGCTGCTATCAAAAGTGCATTTTACCATATTAATAGCATCGCTTGAAAATTCTACAGGAGTGCCAAAAGAAATAGAAGTGCCACTTACTGTGCCGACAACAGCATAACCGTCATTGCTTTCATCAACATTTTGATAAACAATTACAACTTTATTGCTATTACTGTCAAAAGTAACATCAAAGAAATCATTTCCAACTTCCCCAGAATAAAAAGTAACGGGTGTTCCAAAGCTAATTGAGTTATTAGAAGGATCTACAGTTCCAACTACAGCCTTCCCTTGATAAGTATTTCCTTGATCCGTGTAAACAACAACTACTTTATTATTACTGCTATCAAAAGTAATTTTTGCAGAAGTAGTCGCTACAGTGTCAACATCTACAGGTGTGCCAACAGCTTGAGTAAAAGTCAGACCCTCACTGACCGCAGCCCTGATGATGGCGTCTTTGGTTAAGTTGCCAATTACCTTCACAACAACTCTCCTTAGTCAGTTATTTGCTCGTAACTGATAATTACTTCCAGATCGTTAGCAGTCCCTGCTGTCGCAGTGATAGACATGTTCTCTTCTAGGTATATTGCTGTGTTCTTGTCCAACACTACCAGTGAAGAGTCAGCCGCTACAGATGCAGTTGAAATCAATGAGAATGCAGTGCCGCCACCTGATGCTGCGCTGTGTACGTCTATCGTAATGTCACAAGCATTCGTGCCATCTACGTTTGCAACTTGGATCATGTTCACTTTCAAAACATTATCGCTCGATGCTGCGTTGTTTAAGATTGTAGTCTGTGAAGTTGTTGAAAGCGCATACTGGTCTGTCTTACCCAGTATTGAGCTTACATTTACAATATTTGGTGCAGCCATATCTTAGCCTCCTTTACCCAAAAACAATAGCCATAGCTATGGCCTTACCTGTTCCAATTCCTGCACTACCGAAAGAGATAGTACCACTGCCATTTGTAACCAACGCCTGCCCATTTGACCCATCGGACGTAGGAAGGGTAAGAGCCGTTACAAATCCCTGTAGGTTTGCGTCATACGCCAGAACATCTGACCCAATCGCAACCCCTAAATTTGTTCTAGATGTTCCTGCATTTGCAACATCTGATAAGTTATTCGCTGCAAGCAACGCTCCTGATAAGGGTAACGCTGCTCCTATGTCAACAACCGCTGCGCCAGATCCTGCGCCGTCACAGTAAATTATAGCTGATGCGCCGTTTGCTACGGTTACATTTGCACCAGATCCTTGTGAGAATATAGCAGACTGACCTGAGTTATTCTTAACAAAGTACATACGTTTTGCATCATTAGGCGAAACTGTTATGGTATTTGTCCCAGAAGGTGAGCCGCCTAAAACTAACACATGGTACTGTCCATCTGATGCAGAACCATCTGAGGTAGTCAGTGTATGCGTTGTTCCTGAGAGTGTAATGTCTCCGACACCCGCTGCAACACGGTCAATAATATCGAAGTTTGTATTGGTTGACGTACCCCATGTTCCAGATTCGTCACCTGTAGCGATTTTCTTTATACCGCTGTTTGTTGTATAGGTTGCCATGTTTCCTTACCTTTACGCTGCTTCGCCTATTGTTGTCCAAGTTGTCCCTGGGTTGGGTGTTTCTTCTGTCCATGTGCTGCCCGGATTCGGACCCACCGTAGACCAAGAAGTACCCGGTGCAGGAACTATTGTTTCGTAAACTATCACAGAACCAACTAATGCGCTAGTGCTAACACCAGTAACCTCTGCTTTACTGATTGTAGCTACAGTTACTGTACCAACGGATCCAGTTGCAAACAAGTTGTCCCCTGACACAGGAACAACCTGTGATGTTAATACTGTAACAGGTCCAACTGTACCTGTACCCGCAACACCTGTTGCTGCAACATTTGGTGCCGTACCAATTATAGTCGGTTCAGTAACGCCGCCTGTGGCTGCAATACCCGTTGGCGTTACATCAATTCCGGCACCTTCGCTAATCGTAACTGAGCCTACACCACCTGTAGCTGCGATACCTGTGGGCGGTACGTTTACACCGATTATGATACTTGTGCCAGATCCAACCGCAGATGTAGTTGATAGACCTGAAACAACAACGTCAACACCACCACCTTGAACAACTGTGGCAGTGCCTACAAATCCTTGACCCTGCAATCCTGTAAGTGGAACATTTTGTTCCGTAACAAGAGTGACTTGCCCAACACCACCTGTAGCGGCAAGACCCGCAGGATTTACAGTGTTATTGCCTTGTACAGTAACGCTACCTACACTTGCAGTAGCACCTAGTCCCGTAACAGATGTAGATATATCCTCTCGAACAACAGCAGTGCCAACCTGACCTTGCATTGCAGCAAGTGTAGATTTTTCACCACCCCAAGAGGTTTCACCCCAAGTTAATTCACCCCAACCGTTGAGAGTGTGACCTACGCGAACAGGGACTGCTTCATTCCAAGCACCCTCGCCCCATTCTCCACGTCCCCAACCTGTGATGTTTGTCACGGGAAGACTGCCTTACGCGATACGAATAATCGCGCTACTTGCGTCAGCCGTTGGAAACACAATCTGAAAGTCGCCAGAAGTAGAAGACTTGTTTGATCCAAAGTCTAATACAACAACAGTATCTGTTGTTCCTGATCCTGCGCCTGTTGTAGTGTTATAAATCAACGCACCACGAGCAGTGATTGTTGCAGAAGTATATGTCTTGTCTGCAAAATCTGTTAAAGCAGTTGTTCCAGAAGTTGTGGGTGTTACGTTTGTCAACGCTCCTCCACCCGCTGTGTATGAGCCAGAATTACCCACTTCGTTAGAGGAGGTATATGCTGTAGTGGCAGCATTAAAAGAAGCATTGTTGTCATACAACGCTAATTTAAAAGTATCGCCACTAGAGTTTGTAAAATTGTGACTCCCCGTAAGCAATTGTTGCTTAAAAGAAGTACACATAAAGTTTCCAGAAAAGGCCATATTAAAGTCTCCTTATAAGTTCAGCCAGTTGGGGATGACCCGCATCTTTGATTGCGTTGTACACAGTCGTGCGGTCACTGCGAATAGCTTGCCTCATATAGTATGCAACAAGCTTTTCAACATGCTTTGAAAAAGCATGAGCTTGATCTCTGATGCCAGGATGAGCATTATCAGAAACCGAAACTATTTTTTCTACACATTGTTCAGCCAGTTCTTCAGGAGTAAACCCCCTGTTTTCTGTTGTTCTGACTCCCACAAGTTGTTCGTGTTGTGGAACGCTTACGTCTACCTTAAACATTATTGTTTTGCCCTAATTACTTTTCCTGTTCGATATTCATCTGTTACCTCTTTTGACTCTCCCATCATTTTAAGAGGCAGCAAACTTTCTTGAAATCTTTTATCATAATAACCCATCATGTCTTGCTCCCCTTTCATAAAAAGGTAAGCTTCAACTAAAGCACCGTACAAAAGCGTTAACTCTGCATTTTGACTCAACCAAGTAGTACCACTTCCGCCTCCTGCCGTTAAACTGGCGGGTCTATAAAAATAATGCAATTCGGCGGTAAATGTTGTGTTGGGCGTAGGAGCTAAAATAAAATTATCAACGTCGAAAACCGCATAATATCTTGGAGATCCCGTTGTTGTCGAATCGGGAGTGTAAGACTGCAAAAAACTTGGGTCTTTAAAATCAATAAAAAATTTGTCTCCATCGGTTCCGGCAAGGCTTAAGGAAAACGGAGCTAAAAAATCTCCGGGGCAAGCAAGATATTTATTACTAGCCGTACAAGAAGCTGTGGCATTTTTGCGAAATAAGCTTAGTTGCACATTTTTAAGAATACGTTCTTCTGATAATCTTATAAACGTAGGAAGATTATTAACAAAAGTTGTCTCGTCATTCTCAGTGTAATCTTGAATCGCTGTTTTTAATTGATCGTATGTAAAGCTCATATCATCACACTATTGTTATATTTCCTACCATAGCACTATGGTTAGTACATTGATATACTAAGGTCGTATCACTTGGTTCATGGGGCACTATAAACTGTGTCAATCCTGTTGTAGAGTTATAATTTTCGGTAACACCTGTGGTAAAGGCAGAGCCGCCGTTAGACGTTCTTATTTGCAAGGGGTGACTAGATACGTTTGCAGTGTTGTCGATAAGGTATGTGTGACCTTTGTAAAAAGTAAAGTTTGGATTGTTACCCGCAGTGGCACCGGGGCCAGTAAATGTGTATGCGGAAGAGCCGCTTGTCCCGGCTGTGTACTTAGTTACAGGACCAGTTGTCTCATCATTCAGTCGAATCCAATTTCCGCCGTGCGCAAAATAAAGACCTCCCGTTGCATGCACATGCGCCACAGCGCCATGGTATGTGGAGGCACTTGGCAGATCACCTAAAGCCGCGTAATAAAAAACAATTTTATTTGCACCAGAGCTAACGTTTAAAAGTCCGTTTGAGTCAATAATATCGGTGAGAGTTGTACCATTACCTAAAGCCGCATATACTTCATTGAAGTTGTCGTTTATCTTATCTGCACCTGCACGTAATGTATCTCCTGATCCGTCATTTGCAGATGATCCAATTCCTACTGTTTGCTTTGCCATCTTTTATCCCTCATCAAACGTGTCTGTTGTCGAGTCTAAAGTAATTGAAGTGCTGTCAAATCTTGGAGCAAACGAAACAGACCCAACTTGTCCTGTTGCAGCAAGACCCGTTACGCTCACAATATTTTCGTTAACTAACACTTGCCCTACCTGACCTTGTAATGCTGTAGTGGTTTCAATTTTACTGGGTAATTCAGCCACACCCGCGGTGGACCAGTTCCCATTGCCAAGATAAGTAATACCGTTTGTTGTCTTGACTTCAAAAGTTTGAACAGGATTTGCTTGATCTGGTCTTGCATCCCGTAAAGCTTGTGCATCTATAACTTTTCTAAAAGGACCTAGCTGCGGCTGTTTCGCCTCAAACTCATCGCGACCAACCAACGCCCCATTCCATTCCCGGCGCATGTCTTTATAGCGGTATCGAAAACCAGATCGATCCGATATAGCAAATGCGTTTTTTCCAGAAGCAAACTTTGTCATTAAGTTGTCCTAAAATACTGATATTGCGGAACTACATTAAAAGACGCTCTATCGCGGTCCTCTGTCATAGCTCTCTCAAACTCTTCTTCATACACAGCTTTCAACAACTGCAATCTATTTGGCGCTCGTTTAAGCGCAATGTAATAAGCTAATCCTGCTGCAAGGCAGGGATAGAAACGAAACGGCATATCTAACGTATTCACTTGCGCATCCGCGTCATCCATACGTGTCAAAGCATCGTAATAAATAACGTCCGTGCTATTTTCAGGAATAGGCCAAATTTTAAGGTTTGGCGTAATCTGCCTGTCTAGAAAAAACTGGGACGGACGCCCTTGCGTTGTTTTGTTTGGTATAGAAAGAAAAGTATCTCTACTCACTCGCGTCAAAGCAAAATCAGTATTGTCTCGTCTAACTACGAGGGATAAAACATCAATTACGTCCGTTCCAAGATCATATTCACCGTCAGCTTGGGTTAATGTTTGAGTGCGCTGTTTAATAGTCCATTGGTTCAAGCCACGGTTTGCCCATTCTGCAAGCATAAGATTTAATGAACGCTTTGCAGTTTTGAGGTCATAGCCAGTACGCACCTCTAAGCCACACCGCTCAAAAGCTTCTTCGATGTATTCTGCTACATCAAGCTCAAAATTTTTGCTTCCAGAAACAGCCATTTTACTTCTTCTTCGCCATACCGCCGCCGCGCATTTTCTTAACCATGCCGCCACCGCGCATCTTTTTCATCATTCCGCCGCCGCGCATTTTCTTCGCAGCACCGCCGCCCATTTTTTTCATAGGACCGCCGCGCATCTTCTTTGCAGGCCCATTACGCATTTTCTTACGTGGTTTCATTGCCATTTTTCAATCTCCTATATAAATTTTCACGCTTATTAAAGATTTCTTCTACTTCATACTCTTTAGCATAATCTTCGTAATATCCCAACTTTTTTAGATGTTCCGAAGCCTCATGCACCTTTGAAAGCCGTTGCACAAATATCATAGCATATTCATCCTCAACAAGCTCTTCAAAAGTTTCGTGGTCCAAATATTCATTTGGATCATCCTCTGGGTGAAAACCCATTAACCAAATGTCTTTTTGAATAAACATTCCATCTGAGATAACTTCATTCAATTCGTCCAAATATTCGTGGAATGCATCAACCTTTTGATAGGATTTATCAACAATAATTACTAAATCAAAATTGTCATCAAATTGAGAAATGGTGCTATAAAGCACCTGAAAGTTATCGTCATACTTGAAAAGAATGGCGACCTTACCTTCTTGCCAAGCTTTTTTTGCATAAGGACAGGCAGGTAAGTTATTAAAAAGCGGATTTGGTTTTTGCAAAGTATGCTCAGACCATGCTAATATCTCCGTACAGATATCTTTCTCGTGACCATGATGAAAAGGAGAAGCTGTCATTATTGAGATACCGATCCTGTTGTTCGTTTTCGACGATTTGCTAGAACTTTGCCACAGCCTCGTGCAACTACCCCTTTGGAATTACTTTTCGGGGGCGTCCTCTTGGCCTTTTGACGGGTGATTGCGCCGCCGTTGAAGGCGAATTTGACTTCCGCTTCTTTTGTGTTTTTGACAAAGGTTTTGCCTTTTTTACCTTCTTTTTTCTTTTTTCGGGCTGTGGCTGCTCTTTCGGCTTTCGAGAGACTATTTGCTTTAGCCCTTGGAAGACACCTGTCAGGATTCTTTTTATCCTTTGAAGTGCCGCATTTACCTTTGATTTCACCATCAGAGCCAATCCTTACCCAATCTTGTTTCAACCATTTCTTGAGTTCTCCCATTATCTGCCCTTTCGTTTACCGCCTTTTGACTTTTTAGCGTAATTAGGGTCTTTACAATATTTGGAGGCAGCGAGATTTGCATAAGCGGATGGATATGTATCAAAGGTTCTTTTAGCCCAAGCTTTTCCCTCGGGACATATTTTGCTACCTTTTGATTTTTTTGATGCACCGCCTCCGTTTTTAAAATAAGTTAATCCTTTTGGAGTTTTTCTTGTTCTCTTTACGTTTGGCATTACAAAATTTTCCCCGCTATTGCTGTTGCTATAATCAATACGGCTATACCCCATAGCCTCATATCAAGCTTATCAAGCTGTTTGTCTATTTTTTTGTACCGCTCATTACATTCTGACTCATGTTTTTCCAGAAGTTTTAAAAGATCATCTGTATTCAATTAACATCTCCATCTTTTTCTTGCTTGCCTCAAACGTGAGTTTGGATCTTTTGCAGCTTTTGGGAATTTTTTCATTTGACCCGCGGATCTAGCGCAGAAAGACTTGCGTCTTGCTTTTTCTGATTTTGTCAGACCTTTTTTCTTAGTCACCGCCGTTTTAAGTTTTGAACCCGGATTTTTACGCCTATAAGCAGCAACGCCCGCCTTAGTCATTCCCGCCCCTTTTTCGGTAGGGCGGAAATTTTTTTTATTACGCTTCGGCATATTATCGCTTTTGCGCTTTTTCTCCTTAGACGACTTTGTTTTTACCTTAGACGCCATAGTCTCACCTTAACTATGGAATAAAGTCATCGCAGTGACGTTTGTAGCAACTGACACATGAATATCACTGGTAAACAAAATGCCTTCATCAGGAATGTTTACCGAATGCGTTTGCGATTGAGAAAAATCAATATCCAAAACCGTTGAGCCGCCATTACCGTCAGTAAGGGTAAGTCTACCCGCGCCGCCGCCTGTAAGAACTTGTATCTGTCGTAAACGTGCGCGACCTACTGAGGCCGCGCCTGTCCCCGTCAGACGTTTTGCTTTTACGTCTGAATTAGCCATTTAAGCCCCCTTTAGCCGAGGTTGTTGTTTTGAGCGTACAGAATAGTAATTCGAACTTCGCCCGCTGATGTTGCAGCAGAGTTGGTCACGGTCAGACGAATGTCCGCTGTTCCGGTATCTTCCCACGCTAAGGCACCGCCAGATTCAGTAGTCGGATATTTACGACCCGCAGTCGTTCCAATTCCAAAGGTGTTTACAAGAGTCGCTGCACCACCCACGGTGTCTCCAACACTTATGTTGGTCGCTCCGCTTGCCGCTGTAATTACGTCGATAACACAATCAATAATCTGAGAGTTTGCAGGAATAACAACGTCTGTTACAGACGCAGCTAATGCACCGTTAGATAGATCTGCCGCAAATGTCTGAGACATTACAACTTGACCTGTGTTTTTGATATTTGTGCCGAGCGTTGTGCCCGTAGTTTCTTTAATGGTTCCTGCTTTAATAGGACCAGAGAAAGTTGTCGTACCCATGTAGATCTCCTGTCTTGGGTTAAGTCAGCAGCCCCATGCTGCTGTCAGGGATAATTCACTATAACATATAAAATAAAAAAAGAAAGAGCCGCAAAAGCGGCTCTCCCTGTTTTGAATGTATCGAAACTTAGGCTGCGCCCGGAGTTCCAAATACTGTTCGCCAATCAGAAACACCGAAGCTGTAACGCTCACGGGCCTTAAAGCGCATGTTACCTGTATCAAAATCGCCTTCCATAGCTGTTTTGATAGGTGAACGGTTAAAATACTTAAATCCGTTAGGTGCGTCTGTCTTTATGAAATACGCATCTGTGTCAGTTAGGAAGTGGTTAACAACCGCGCCTTGAGGAATCATTCCCATGTTCTTCATTGCGTTTGCGTCGTTATCCGCTGTTCCCGGACGTAGATTTGAGTTTAACACCCGCTCTGCAATAAACTGCAATTCTTTTGGTATGATCAGTTTCACACCACTGACTGCAATTTTAAGACCACGCTCATCAGTGAAACCTGCAATATCAATAAGCATTTGCTCCAAAGAGGTTTCATTGAGGTCTGCCGCAGTTGCCAAAATATTACTTTGGTTACCTGACAAAGATGGGTGAGCGTTTGAGCAAAGTGCTGCGCCGTCCCCAATAGCGTTTGCACCAGTATTGAACGCATTGTTCAAGATAGATGCAGCTTTAATTTGCTTTGTTTGAGCCATAGAACGTGCAAGAGCTTTCGTATAACGAGAAGCTAAACGATCATAAAGGTTGTCCTCAATTGCTTCCTCTGTAATTGAGAAAGCCAAAGCAATGGTTTCGTGAGTGTAACGAGCAGTGTATGTTTCTTGTGCATCGTCAAAACTGATGGCTCCGCCTTCAGATTTGACAGGTGCAGTTGAAAAACCACCAAGCATTACCTCTTCTTCGAAAGCACGATCAGATGCCTCTTCTTCAAAGATTTCAGAATGCTCGTTCTCGTAACGATTATATTCTAACCCAAACAATGCATTTAGGCCAGGTTCTAGCTCTTTTGCTAGTTGTGCGCGTGATATAGCCATACTACGCTCTCCTTATACGCCTGTTGTCGTCGCTGTGGTTTGAGAATCAAACCGCGACGTAGTTGCATTAAAATGAGCGTTGATTCTAACGATCAATGGAATACCCGCAGCAGTGAAATCACTGTTTGCTTCGTCATCCATGATACCAACAATACGCAACGGTAATGTCGCTGTAGTGTTGATAGAAGCCACACTCAGTGCTGAGTTTGAATTACCCGTATTGGTTGAACCAGTACGTGCAGATGTGCCCAAAGACGCATTTGCAAAAACAGCCGTAAGGGCTGTCGCACGATCTGTAATCGTTGCGTCAGTTGCTACTTTGTACAACTGATTTGGGTTGTCAGCTACAAAAGCTTTAACAGGGTGGTTAGTATCCACGCTGACATTGTTCGATCCGGGCCAGTAGTTTTTAAACACTGGCTTTTTAGAACTTGAATCAACGTATTCTACGCCCATCAGAACACCAAGAGCAGGAGTTGTACCCCCACTTGTCGCTCCCGCATGATCAATTACGCCTGCCGCAGTTGGCACACATAATGAAAATTGGAAGATTGGATTGGTGTTGTTAGAAGCGATTTCGTACTGAGTTACCCCAGTAGAATTTACACCGTTTCCAACAAGCCCGATAGGACGTAAACCAAAGGCGGTCTCTTGATTTGCCATTTTAGTTTTCTCCTTAAGGGGCGACCCTAACTTCTACGAGGGCCACCGAAGGTTACACGAGATTGACGATCAGGTTTATTGATCGTCATGGTTGAATGTTGATTCTCTCTCATCATGTCGTAGTCAACTGCATCCATTTGATCTCTAGACTTATTGTTAAAATAAGCAGATCTCTCTTGAACCGTCTCAACTGGAATCCGAGCGAGTATCAGTCCGCCTACTCCAAACACACCTTCATATTTACCTGATTCTACAATAGGAGCTTCAAAGTCAGGATATTCGTCCTTACGAACAAGTTCCCAACCCTCTCTCATTTTAGCACTGATGTTCTTTGTATCATCAAATCCTCGCGTTTCGGCTCGAATCCAACGATGCTTAAAGCCATCAGGGGCAGGTGGTGCATCTAACATTGACGGGGGTGCCCACGGACGCCTTTGCGCCGTTTTTTCCCTTGTTTGGTTAGCGCGAGAAGTACGCTTGATTGAATCGTTTGTATTATCAGTCATTATGCTACTCCTTCACGTATTTCGCATATTCTTCTAGCGGCACACCCAATTTTTTCGCGATTGCGACTTGGCTAGGGGTGAGTCTAACCTTTTTCCCACTGCTGCGCCCAGAATTTGATCTTGATACGCCTGCAACCGTCTGAGCGGGTCGTTTGCTTGCGCTTTTCGCTTCACCTCCAAACGTGTCGGAAATGCGGCGATCAAGCTCAGTATAGTACTCATCGCTCGTGGGGTCAAACCCTTCGTCTTCCACGAGCTTTTTATGTATGCCAAAAGCTGCAAAAGTTTTGGCTTCATCCTGCCCAAACCACTCATTTCGAGCGGCCCAATCTTGAGCTTTAGGATCTGGACGTTTAATCTGTTGCTGCGGTGCAGCTTGCATTTGCTGCGGTGCAGCTTGTTGCTGTTCCGCCTGCTGTTGTTGCCTTTCCTGCGCTAATTTAGCTTGATTGGCACGTTCATTTTCAGCAGATAAAGCAATCATTTTCTTATTGGCTTCAACAACGGCTGATGTATCTCCCAACTCCATTGCTCTTGCTAATTCTTTTTCCGTTTGCTCCATCTGAGTTGACACTCGGTTAGAGTACTCGGTAACATAATTGCTGTCTAAGGCACTAAATCTTTCCTTTAATTTCGTAGCCTCTTCTTGGACCTGCTTTGCGTAGTTGATTGCTTCCTCTTCGCGACGTTGTGCCTCACGCATTTTCTTTGTGAGCCTGTCAATACGTTTCTGAGTAGAGCTTTCAGCTTTTTCAAACTGATCCTCCTGAACAACTTCTACCTTTTCCGATTCTGTTTCCTGCTCGGGCGATTCAACCTCTACTTCTGTATCGGCCTCCATCTCCATTTCTAATTGAGCCTGTTCTTCTGCCATAAAATCCTCCTAGTAATGCAAAATGTCTTCTGGATCGTTAATTCGAGCCAAAATCTCGTCATCGTTTAAAATACGAACTTCTCCACCATCAATGGCAAAGCGTGATCCTGCATATCTTGCAAACATCACCCATTCTTTCTCCGCGCACCAAGGGCCAGAAGGAAACTTTTCCGGGTCTTGGTATGCCAACGGTCCGACTTTCAATACATAGCCGACTTGCGTTGAAATTTGCTGTTGTTCTACAGCAGAATCGGGCAATAATATGCCCCCTTCAGTCTTTCCCTTACCGCGGTAGGGTAAAACTAAAATTCTCCATCCTGTGGGGTTGGGCATTCTATCTAGAAGTGACCCGCCTATGGCTTCTGGGTCTAAAACTTTAACTGTTGGCTCTTTGTAAGCATCTCCGAGGCTTGCGACGGCCTCTTTTACTCCAGTTAAATCAACTTTTGCGCTCTCAGTCATTGCTTCGCTCCTGTTTATCTAGCAGGCCCTTGAGTTCCTGTTCCACGTGATTCAGGGCTTCCATGTTGCCCATAAGCTCACGATATTGCTCCATCGACGAAACGTTGCCAAACTGCATCAGGTCAACAACGCCTTGTCTTCTGTCTTTTATAATGCGAAAAACAGCCTCCGCAACATATATCTCATCCATTCTTAGATATTCCCACCTTTTCTTATATGAGAGATGCTAAGATATTTTGAGACTATATGCAATTATATATTAAACCACTTATATATTTTTTGGGTTTCTTCTTTGCGGTGCTTCAAACCATTGTAACCGCCGTTTACTCTTTTGGTAATCGTTTTAATGGTTTCGTCATTGACGCCTTCGTCACAAATTTCCCACAATTTGTTTCTATGAAAGAACCAAATCGCACTTTCCATGGGGTATTTTGTAGCCACAAGATCAGGATCTTTCATTATTTCGGGCAAATCCATATCCGCTGCAAACTGAGAATAATTATTTTTGCCAGTGCATTGCAAAAATCCGCGGCCTCGCCACAAATACCCTTGTCCATCATTACCCATTCTGCCACCGTAGACTTTATCAGCCAAAGCTTGAGGGTTTCGAGCGCATTTTTCTGCCTCACCCTCAGTTGGGAAGTATTTTCCAAAGACTTTTAGGATAGATTCTTTAGAATAGTTTAAATTTTCTTCAACATAACGAAAAGTACCGCTCTCATGCACCAATTGACCCAAAAAATGAGCGCCGCGCTCTGGATTCAACGCATAATGATTACAAATAGCTTTTGCTGTGTTGGGTCCAAACGCGCCATCCGGGTTTGAGCCTATCTTTTCTTGTAATGTCTTAAGTGCTTCACTCATTCACAAACTCCTTTGATCCACAGACACGCTCATATACCATATCCGACGTGTAACTTTCAGCCCATTTATTTTCAGTGAAAGTACAGAAGGCCCACAAATCATTCACATCTGCATTCAAAAGATCAATAATGTCCTGTTGCGCAGAAACTTGGCCCTGTAAATGCTCAATGTCATGTACAATGTTGCTAATATACCACACTAAACCAACTAATTGGACTGCCATAGCAAAAACTAAGGCTACTGGTATCTTTAAATCACCCATAATCACCTCTTAAAGAATTTTTGTACGCCCCTTACACCAAAAGAAGCTGAAATTGCTATGCCCAAGCTGTAGAAATACCAATCAGGGGCTTTAGAAAGCTGTTCAAAACCTTTATCAACCCATCCTTCTGTGCCTGGAATAAACGCCAAAACAAGCGGAATAGACAGGACAATTACAAACCATTCGTCTTTCCAACTTGATTGAGAACCCTGTGCCATGATGCGTTCCCAATCAGCAACAGAAGTTTCTTTACTGAGCATAATCTTAGCTTTGGCTTCCGCTTCTGTAAGTTTTAACTTTGCACTAGCCGCCTGTGCCTGTGATTTTGCATCAAGCCAACTACCTGCCAGACCTGCGATAGGCCCAATAATCGATTGTAGCATTACTCTCCCTCCATTTGTATGCTAGATTTTTTGCTGTCAGCCTTTGCACTATAGGCATTGAATCCCATGAAAGCAGCAACCACGCCGCTTGCGGCAATAACATATACACTTGCAATATCTGTGATAAGGCTCGCCGCCTTGTCAAAACCCAGTACACTAGCCAACAATATTATAAACGGATAAATAAGCATTCCCGCTAACGCAAAACCCGTAAACCTGCGTTCTGCGTTACGTTTCAGATCCCGGTCAACCATCTCAAGCCTGCGATCTTCTAATGCAAGCTTATTCCATTCTGCCTTTTCAATAACACCGTTGTTATTCAAGTCTGCTTTTTCAAATTCCGTCATTTCAAAGACCTCGCGTATGCAACAGCAACCCGTTTATCACGAGTTATTATAACCACTTTTCCGTTTTTGTCATATATTATGTATTTTCCACGTCGCTCAGTTAAAATCACCGTTTTATTTCAATACATACCACTTTGGAGTTTTGGTTTGTAACGAGAACTTTTGCTTCTTTAAGAGCCTCTTTGCAGGCTTCTTCACTGGAATAACTGCCTACATGGTAGTGGTCAAAGCTACCGCTGATTACTTGTAGCCATAACAATACCCACATTCACCACCTACCTTGCCATCTGCCCAAATAATAGAAAATAACAAATAAGATGCCGCCACTTATTACAAATATTGTAGCTCCTATGGCAAAATTTATCATGGCATCTATCCGTTCTTGTTTTTTGTATAGCTCTTGCTTTCTTTTTCGACGCATATCCGCCTCTATTTGAAGGACTTCTTTCCAAGCACTAGGGCCATATGTCCAAGATATATGATCTTTAATCTCGGCTCTCATTTGTTCCATCTTTTTCTTATTGGCAAAAATTTCCAAAGCGGTCTCTTCGTCAGACCCCTTGAATGTCTTCTTCCAAAACGGAGGGTTCTTCTCCCGCTCTTCAAGATTAGAGAAATCACTAAAGGCTTTGCCCCATTGGGACAAAGTTCCTGTCATATCTTGTAAATCCTTGCCCGTAGAAATAGCCGCACGTATTGTCTTATACGCCCCTGTCGCTAGGGCAACGCAACTAACTGGATCCATATGGGTTAGACACCCATGTGTGTCGTGCCTTTAATAGCTGCGCCAGTGCCACGAGTTTTCACCTTCTTGTAGGTGTCACCCGCCATCGGAGGTGTTTTAGGCTTTCCGACTGTCTCAGGCTTGGGAGCTTTTGTAGGCGTGTTTACTACAATTTTTACCTTGGACATTTTACTTTCCTCTTTGTTTAAGTAGTTCTCTTTGCATTGCACTATCAATTCGAGCCGCGGTCTGAGCCTCTTGGCTCGCCAACCGCTTATCAAACTGCTCGCTGCGCATCTGCTGATTCTGCGCATCAAGCTGCAATTTCTGTTGGTCCAGTTGAGCATCCGCTTGCTCTGACTGTGCCCGTATCTGTAACTCTTGCTCTTTTAACTTT